TCATTTTCAATATCTGAAATGGGACAACATGAAATGGTTCGACAATGATCCTTCAACTGCGTCTTATGCGTGTGAATCCTGCGGCGTTTTAATTCCTCACAGTAAAAAACGATGGATGGTAGAACGTGGCGAATGGAGAGCGACTGCGGAGGGCAAAGCTAAACACGTTGGCTTTCACATTTGGGCTGCTTACAGTTACAGCCCTAATGCAAGTTGGTCAAACTTGGTGGAAGAATGGCTTGCGTCAAAAGACAATCCCGAACAACTCCGTACCTACATCAACACAGTGCTTGGTGAAGTATGGCAAGACGAATATGAATCAAAGATCGGAGCGAGTGCCTTAATGGATCGTGCCGCTGAGGCAACATATAAACAAGGAGTTCCACCAAGAGAAGCATTAATTTTATTAGCAGGTGTTGACACGCAAGATGACCGACTTTCTTTGTCTGTTTGGGGATTAGGTCGTAATGAAGAAATGTTTTTAATAGATCGCATCAAAATTTATGGTGCTCCGTCTCGTGCCGATGTCTGGACTCAGTTAGATGAGGTTATTTCTTCTCCTTACAAAAATGAAGATGGGATAGAAATGAAAATTGAAGTTACGGCGATTGATACAGGTGGACATTTCACCGATGAAGTTTATAAATATGCAAAAGATCGAATGAATATGGGTGTAATTGCCATAAAAGGTATTGCGAGACTTAAAAACGACTTATTTCTCAGTAAACCAAACAAAATCGAGACTAATTCCGTAGGAAAAACACTTAGAAGGAGCGTTTTATTATTCTCTGTTGCTGTTAATAAGATTAAAACTCATCTTCATAGAAGATTAAAAGAGGCAGAACCAGGCATGGGATATTTACATTTTTACCCAACTATTACAAATGATTACTTTGAAGAATTAACAGCAGAACGAGAAGTTCGAAAGGTTAAGAACGGTTATCAAGCTGAACGAGTTTGGATGAAAAAGAGTGGTGTAAGGAATGAAGCATTAGATGAAATGGTGTACGCATACGCTAGTTTGCAGCGTCTTTATCAGATTTATGATCGTAGAACTATATGGAAACAACTCGAAAATAGGCGTGATAATGCCTTAAAAAAGGCAGGAAAAGATGATTTAATGCAAAATAAACCAGTAGAATCACCATATAGACCACCTCAGCGTCAAATTAAAAAAACTAACACTTCTTTTGTGAGTAACTGGTGACTAATCCAACCATCCTTGTTCCAGATTTGATCTATCCCGCGGATACGGTCATTTTTGATGTCCCTGCTTTTACTGATCCCATTGGTGATCCAGTTGATAACACTAATTATGCGTTGAATTGGTACGCAAGAACTAATACATCTAGTGAAGGTGCAACCATTACAGGTGCTGATGAAGGAAGAGGATGGAGAGTTACCGTTCCTTCTTCTACAACTACAACATTTGATGTTGGCACTTGGACATGGCAAGCATTAGCTACCTACGGTTCAGTTAGATACACAGCAGGTCGTGGTCAGTTCACTGTTAAAGCTTCTGCTTATTACATCGGTACTCCTGGCGCTTTTGATGATAGATCTCGCGCAGAAATTGACCTTGGACATGTAGAAACTGCTATTCGCACCTTGTCAGAAGGTGGAATGGTTCAAGAGTATGCAATTGGAGGAAGAAGCCTCAAACGATACAAGATGAGTGAATTACTTCAATTAAAAGCGGAGCTAGAAAACGAGATCAACATGGAAAGAAGGAAAGAAAAAATGCGTCAGGGTCTTGGTAATCCTGGTCTTGCAAAAGTGAGGTTCGTTTAATGGCTATTTTCGGTTTTGGATGGGTTAATTCCCTTAAAAAAGAGTTATTTGACGCTAAAAAGCGTAATTCTAACTTAAAAAGGGCTTATGCAGCAGCCCAAAACAACCGTCTAACCTCCGATTGGGTTAGACCTTCAACGTCTGCTGATAGTGAGGTAAAAAATAGTCTTAAAACTGTTCGTAATTCTGCTCGGCAGCTTGTCAGAGACAGTGATTTCGCGAAAGCTGCTTTAAGAGCTGTTAGGAATAATGTTGTCGGAACTGGCATTAAAAGTCAAGCTCAAGTTCGAATGAAACGTGGTGATCGTTTCGCTGAAGATATTAATGAAAGAATCGAAAGAGCATGGACTCGTTGGGGGAACGCCAAGCGTTGTCATGCAGGAGGAAAACTCTCTTGGGCTGACATTCAAGGCTTAAGCATTACCTCAATGCTTGAATCAGGTGAAGTTTTTGTTCGTTTAGTTAAACAACAATTTGGTGACAGCAAGATTCCTTTAGGGCTTGAGGTAATTGAATCTGATCTCCTTGACGATGGATACAACACCATTTTAAAGAATGGAAATCAAGTCAAAATGGGTGTCGAGATTAATAAGTGGGACCGTCCCGTTGCTTATCATTTTTGGGATTATCACCCTGGTGATTATCAGTTCTCTTCGACTCCAAAAGAGTTAAAGAAAAGAATCAGACTGCCTGCTGAAGATATTATTCATCTATATACGATTGAGCGTCCAGGTCAGACACGAGGCATGAGCGCATTTGCTACGGCAATTATGCGTTTGCGTAATTTAAGTGGATACGAGGAATCTGAAATTGTTGCTGCTCGTGCAACAGCCTCAATGATGGGTTTTGTTAAGACACCAGATCAAGACATGTTCGAAGATGGCACTGTTTCGCAAGATGCTGTTCTTGACTTTTCTCCTGGTTCTATCAGGCGACTGGCTCCTGGTGAAGAATTACAATTCTTCTCTCCTAATAGACCTGATGACTCATTTACACCTTTTGTTCAGCAAATGCTTCGCGCAGTAGCTGCTGGTGTTGGTTGTTCTTATACGCAAGTTAGTTCTGATTTTAGCCAGTCAAATTACAGTTCTTCTCGGCTTGAGATTCTTGAAACGAGATCACATTATCGAACACTTCAGCAGTATTTAATTGAAACACTTTGCCAAGAGGTCTATAACAAATGGCTTCAAATGGCTGTTATGTCTGGGGCGTTGGAATTAGCTGGGTATGAAACAGAGCCTGAAAGATACGAAGATTGCAAATGGATTCCTCCTGCTGCTCAATTTGTTGATCCGCAAAAAGAAGCTGCTGCCTATAAATCTTTAATTCGTAGTGGTGTAATGACTCTTTCTCAAGTCATCGCTTTACATGGTGGAGATTTCGATGAACAAATGCGTCAACGTCAGCATGAAATTGATGTTGCAAAAGAGTTAGGAATTGTTTTAGATACAGATCCTTCTCAAGTATCAGATCAGGGTAGTTTTCAGACGAAAGAATCAAGTACAAAAAAAACTTCTAAGCAGAAAAATATAACTAAGCAAGAGGAACTAGACTAAGATCTAAATTATTTAGTCAAACTATGCGAGGCAAACAATCCTCGAAGCGAAAGGCTTATAAAGATAAGCCTAAAGGCTTCGTGGCATCACGAGCACCTGCGGTTGCTGATCCTCCCGCAGAAGTCGTTGAAGAGACAGTAACTTCTGTTGCTGAAGAAGAGCGTGATTTGACGACTGAAATTCATAAAAGGGCTCATCTTACTGAATTTGTCAGGACAAAAGATGAGGATCGTGTTATTGAATTTCCATTCGCTAGTGAAGAACCAGTTGAGCGAATGTATGGGAATGAAGTTTTAGAAATAAGTGAAAGAGCAATGGATATGTCCCGATTAAACACTGGGGCTCCCTTACTTTTTCAACATGATGCAGATAAAATAGTAGGAGTCGTGGAACGTGCCTATATCAAAGGCAAACGTGGCTTCGCTCGTGTTCGACTCGCTAACAACGATCTCGGACGTGAGATGCAAGAGCTGATTTCGGATAAGATTATTCGAAATGTAAGCTTCGGCTACAAAATCAATGAATTAGAAGCCGATAAGTCCACAACCCCTGTGACTTATCGCGCGACTGACTTCCAGCCTTTTGAGATCAGCTTGGTAACTGTGCCAGCTGATTTTAAAAATGTTGGCATTGGTCGCGCTCTCTCTAATAATGAGAGCGTGGAAACGGCCTCAGCCGTTCAAAGTAAACCTGTCAAAGAAACTCAAATGGAACCTAACCTCGAAAAAGAGGCTGCTATCCGCGCTGAGGCCAGAAAAGCCCAGCGTAAGGAAGTTGCTGAAATGATTGCTCTTGGTCAACGCACTAAAAATGTTGAGTTGGCTCAGGAGTTCATAGGAAATTCTCGCAGCCTTGAAGAGCTTCGCACTGCGTTGCTTGAGAAGATGGGTGTAGAAGAAAAGCCAATTAAGCCACAGGATGCTGAAATTGGTTTAACAGAAAAAGAAACCCGTAGTTTTTCTTTCCTCAGAGCACTTAAAGCTCTTGCACATCCAAACGATAAAGAAGCACAAAGAGCTGCTGCTTTTGAATTTGAGGTTAGCGAAGCTGCTCAAGCAACAACAGGAAAAGAAGCTCGTGGTCTTTTGATCCCTGCTGATGTTCTTGGTTATGGCAGAAGAGACTTAACAGTTGGTACTGCAAATCAAGGTGGTGACTTAGTAGCAACAGATCTTCTAAGTGATTCATTCATTGAGCTGCTTCGCAAAGCTCTTGTTTTGCAATCAGCAGGTGCAAATGTATTAACTGGTCTTCAAGGAATGGTTGCTATTCCTAGACAGTCTGGTGGAGCGACTACTTATCACGTTGCTGAGAACTCAAACATCACTGAGTCTCAACTAACAGTTGACCAAGTAAGTCTTCAGCCAAGAACAATCGGTGCTTTAACTGATTATTCTCGTCGTCTTTTACTTCAATCTTCTATGGATGTAGAAAATCTTGTAAGGGGAGACTTGGCAAAACAGATTGCTATTGAAATTGAAAATCAGGCAATTAACGGTGTAGGAACAGAGAGTAAGCCTCTTGGAATCCTTAACGTAACTGGTATCAACACTGAGTCTGGTGTTGCTGCTTTCTCTGACTTTGTAAACGCTGAAGCTGCTCTAGGAACAGATAACGCATTACAAGGAAATCTTGGTTATTTGATGAACTCTGCTCTTCGTGGAACTCTCAAAACAACTGAGAAGGCATCTGGTACAAATGGCATCTTCGTTTATGAAGGTGATAACACCATTAACGGATACTCTGCTTACGTGTCCAACTCAATGCCTGATAGCACTGCTATTTTTGCGAATTTCAGTGATGTAATGATTGGTCTTTGGAGTGGATTAGACATTATGGTTGATCCATACACAGGATCTGCTGCTGGTACTGTCCGTGTTGTAGCGATGCAGGATTACGACGTAGCAGTTCGTCATCCAGAGAGCATCTGTAAGCTTTCTTAAGTAACTAGGAGTCTCTTATGCGTATTGAAATGCTCAAGGCAACGATTGTTGACCTTCAAACAGTTAAGAAAGGTGATTTTGTCAATACATCTGACAGAACTGCCACTTTATTAATTGGGATGGGTAAAGCAAAAGAGGCTCCTGTGCTTCAGAATGTGGTTATAACGTCTGAACCTGATGTCAAAAAGACATCGGTGAAGAAGAAAACAACTCCAAAGAAACCTAAAGCCAATGGCAATTCTCAACCTGGGGTCTAAGACAACTCATGTTGCACTTAGAGCCAACTCATTAGGCAATAGCACCGCCACAGGCTCTGCTGTTGACCTCGTTGCCTACGAAGGTGACATGATCGTATTTCTTGATGCTTCTGCTGGAGGATCTGGAATTACTTATGCAGTCAAATTGACTGAATGCGATACATCTGGTGGTACTTACGCTGATGTATCTGGTGGCGGGTTCACTACTTCTAGTGCTAACACCGCAACTGCTCAGAAAATGACTCTGAACACTAACGACCTTAAGCGTTACGTCAAATGCGTCGTAACTGTCGCAGGTGGTACAGGAACTGGATACGTTTCTGTCAATGCGTTCGCTTCTGAGAAGTACGGAGCGTAATTAAATGGCGTTTGTCGAGACTCCCAATGCTTTCCTCGCTGATTTTGGCAAGACTTGTCAAATTGGTGGTGGTTCAACATTTAAAGGGATTCTCGATTCGCCAGCAGATGTCATAGCGGGAGGTGTTGCAGTTACAAGGGAGTATTTGTTAACAGCAAAAACTTCTGATGTTTCTTCTGCCCCCCGTGGCACTGCGATTACTGTTGATTCTGTTAATTACACAGTTCGGGAAAACTTGCCTATAGATGATGCAACTTTTTCTGAATTATTACTTAGCAAGGTTTAATGGCTGACACAAAAAGAGAACTTATCCTTGCAAGATTAAAAACAAATTTAGATGCAATTTCTGGTGCAACTGTTTATCGGAGTCGTGTAGAACCTTTGGCTCGTGGAGAAGTACCAGCAATCATTATCGAACCAGTAAGCGATCAACCTTCAAGTACGAATTTTTACGACAAGTTGGATTGGACAATGAGAGTAAGAATCTCAACAATTGTTCGTGCAGCATTGCCTGATGATGTTTCAGATACTTATACACAGGCCGTACATTTAAAATTAATGGCAGATCAAACGGTGAATAGTAATGCTCTTGATTTGACTCCTGATCGTACAGATTTCAGTCTTATTGAAGCAGATCTACCTCTCGGTATTATTAGTCAGGACTTCTTAGTTCGGTATCGAACAAGTAGAACAGATTTAACTTCTGCATAGATCATGGCTAAAATCAAAAAAGATGTTCCTAATCCTGGTGCTGGTGGAACCTATGTGTTCGACCCTAAAACTGGGAAGACTACATTAATACCAGAAACCGACACCCCAACTGACAATGGCTCTAACACGGAAGACCTATCTCATAGCGAAGATTGAGTCTAGTTACAACAGCGATCCTTCTCCTGTAGGAGGAAGTAATGCAATTCAAGTAGGAAACATAGAACTGACTCCTATTGAATCTGACAATTTTGAAACTCCTACGTTGCAAGGTTTTCTTGGTAATAGCACAAGAGGAACTTTGGTCGCTAACAAACGTGTTGGAGTTAGTTTCGAAGCAGAATTAGCAGGATCTGGAGCCGCAGGTACTGCAAGTGCTCTTTCTCCACTGCTTAAAAGTTGTGGCTTATCTGAAACAGTTGTTAGTTCAACTTCTGTTACTTATGCTCCTGTCTCAGCATCGTTCAGCTCATGCACGATCTATTGCTT